GAAATGGGACGTAGAAAGATAGCGATAGGATTGCCTCTCACTGACGAGAAGATTTATACGCAATTCTTTACGTCTTTTGTGATTATGGCAAAGCCAGACTATACATTATTACTACCTAAGTTCCCAGGTCATATTGATGCGATTAGAAACAACCTTGTGACGCAGGCATTAGAGGAAGATTGTACACACTTAATTCTTATGGACACAGACCAGATATATCCCCAGGATTGCATTGAAAAGCTATTGAGCCATGATAAGCCAGTTGTTGGCACGCCGGTTCATAGACGTTGGCCCCCATTCGATCCTATCTTATATCGTGGAAAACCTGGGGCTTATACTCATGTACCAGATAAGGAGTGTTATTTAGGGGAGCTTGTTAAGGTAGATGCAACTGGTTGTGGATGCTTGATGTTCAATACAAGTATATTCTTTGATATTCAGATGCCGTGGTTTCAAACAACAATTAATGAAGAAGGAAAAACTATTGGTGAGGATATTGGTCTTTGTGCTAAACTTAGAGATAATGATATTGATATTTATGTAGATACAAGCATTGAGATAGGGCACATAACTACTTATGAAGTCAATAGATCAACTTATGAATTATATAAGAAGCTCAATAACTTCCAGTATAGGGAAGCATAATGGCAGAGAATGATTTCTATAGGGTGATGAAGGTTATTAAAGAGTTTCTGATCAAGGAACGGGTAGGTTCCGTCACCTGTAATATGTATCTTGGTGGCATTAGTTCAATTAATGTCAATGAAACGCTAAATTGGCGAGCTGATGAGAAGCGAAAAAAAGGCTTGACAAAAGGTAAAGATGGTGGTATGGTAGGATTAAAGGATTAGATATTATGCAGCAAGTAGCTTTTGATATATTTCCAAAACCTAATATCGAGCTTTGGCAAGGTGACTGCTTTGACCTTCCGCCTCCACCAAAGGGGATTAAATGTCAGACAAACAATTCACAGACTGGACACCTTACAATATATCTAAGAAATACAAGAATAACAGGGAAATGAAAAAGTTGATAAAAACTAAGTGGTGGGAACGATTCCTTTTGTTATTCTGTCGCAAACGATATTCTATTGATTCTGATGGAATCTTTAGAACCGTTCATATACATAAACGGCTATTTGGAAAAGTTTATATTTTAGGAACTTGTCAATTACCTCCACAACATTTTAATTGTCGATGTGTGGTTATAAATGTCTAAAACCAATTTGAAACTTAATGAAGAATATAAAACCTGTTCTATTTGTGGAGAATGGTTACCAAAGACAATAGAATATTTTGCTGTCCGTAGTGACAATGGGAATTTCATAGGCAAATGCAGAGAATGTTCTAAGAAGATAAGAAGAGATAACTATAAACTCAATCCAGAATATGCAAAGAAATGTGGGGCATCTTATTATAATAAGCATAAAGACAAAATCAATATACGAATAAAACTTGATAGAAAGTCGAACCCTGATAAATATCGTGAATATGAAGTAACTAAATATAATAAAAATAAGGACATAATCAAAGACCGTGCAATTGCATACTATTGGAAAAACAGAGAGCAAGTACTTAAATACAAAAAGAAATGGCGAGATGAAAACTGCACTGGTGATTTTAATGAAAAACACTATAAGAAATATAGAGATACTATTATAAAAAATAATAAAATATATGGACAAAATCCAGTATTATTTGAAACATACGCATACCAATTAACTATTGAAGAATGTTCTAAATCAGATAAAGATGGATTGCTTCTTGCCAAATGTACATATTGTGGGCATTATTTTTATCCTACAAGGACTGAAATTTCAAATAGAGTAAAAGCTCTTAAAGGTCAAAAGATAGGTGAATCACGTTTATATTGTTCACAAGGATGCAAAGATTCATGTTCTATTTATGGAAAAGAAAAATGGCCGGAAGGTTATGGTAAAAAAAGAAATACTGAAGTTGTTCCTGAATTAAGACAACTTGCTCTCGAAAGAGATGATTATGAATGTCAAAGATGTGGCAAACACATAAATGATGTAGCACTTTATATTCATCATATTCATGGAGCTACACAGAATAAAATGATAGCAAACGATCTTTGGAATGTGATTACATTTTGCGAAGATTGCCATAGTTGGATACATTCTCAGGAGGGTTGTAAGTATCATGATTTAAAATGTAGTTAAGAATAAAGTAGTTTAGTTTTAAACGAGACGCTTCTGTTAGAGAAAGCTCGGTTAAGCCAATATAGGATTGGTTTGATCGGGCTTTTTTTATGGAGTCAATATTTAATAATATGGAGGTTATTGAAATGTCAACAAAAATTGGCCGTGAGTGCATGGTTAGTCTAGGAGCTCGTGCTACTGGTGAAGTAGTCGGAATGGGTACTTGGGCATTGAACGGTATTACTTCTGATGAACTTGAAACCACGGAATTTGGTGATAGCTGGAAGAGTTATAAATTTGGATTGAAAGACGGTGGGACTGTAACCTTCTCAGGATTATGTGATCCTGCTGATACTACAGGACAAGATGTATTGAAGGCAGCCAATCTTGATAATACGGACATTACGAATTTGAGATTGTATGTCGATAATACATCCTGGTATGAGCCATGTCAGACAACTTATTACTGGAGTCCATCAGACACTACAGGGAATGCTACTGTATTGTCTCATGTGAACGTAACTTCATATAATATTAGTTCTGACAAGAGCGGGCTGATAGTAACTGATTTCTCATGTCGTGTAAGTGGTTGTATGGTGTTAGTATAATCTAATTAACCTTTTAATGCCCTGGACTGTCATATCCAGGATGAAAGGAGTTTTAAAATGAGAGTAGATATTGGAAATCTCAATCCGGCCACAAAGTTTTTCTTCGATGAAGATAAGCCGGAAGGTGGGCATGTATTATTACAAGCATTAAATGTCGCACAATTAAAAGAAGTCACTAAACTATGTACCAAAAAGATACCTCCAGAATATCGCAGAGGTATAAGATACGAAGTATCTGACAAGGTTGATGAAGAAAAGCAACTGGAGCTTTTATGGGACAGATGTATAGTTGACTGGAATGGTATAGAAGATACTAAGGGCAAACCTATCCCCTGCAATAGCTTGAATAAAACTAAGTTTATGCGGGAGTGGTCGTGGTTTGCCCTTTTTATTGGTAACTGTCTTGAACAATTAAATACTGATCAGGCAGAACCACCGAAGGAAGCAGAAATAAAAAACTCATCGAACTCGCAGAGCGAGTAAAAGAAAAGCCGTCCTGCGAGACTTGCAAGAAAGTACATAAAGATAGAGGTAAAATTCCAAACTGTAGTGAATGTATACCGGACTTACATCCTAATAATCAGGATGCCTGGGAGGTGTATCAGTATTGTCAAGGACAGTATATTATGAGTAGTGCTGGGCCTCCTATTGATATTAATATGAGTGCTGTTATTGATGTTATTGATCTATTAAACATAGAAAATAGACTTGACTGTTTTGAACGAGTTGTAAGGACAGTACGCAGTTTAATTAGTGATATGAATCATATATATAAAATAAAGCAACTGGAAACGAAACCTAAAGTCAGATCGAGGAGATAATGGCAACTGGCGTAAATGTAGGGAATGCATACATAAATGTAAGAGCTGATTCTAAATATTTAAAAGGGGACATGGCGAAAGCTCAAACTTCCTTCACGACCTCTTTTAAAAGGATAGCCCTTGCAGCGGCGGCGGCAGCTACAGCGGCTACTTATGCCTTATCTAAAATAGGTAAAGAAGCTATTAACGTAGCCACTAAATATGAAACTGCATTAGTTGATATGGGCAAAGTAACTAATCAGTCATTTGATGTGATTAAAAAAGCTGTAGAATCCATTGATCCTGTGCTTGGAACGTCTATAGAGTTGATGAAAGGTTATTATCAGGTCATATCTGCTGGCGTTACAGAACCAAAAGCAGCATTAGAGACATTAACTACTGCCTCAAAACTTGCCAAGACTGCTCATATAGATCAGGCAGAAGCTATCAAAGGTATTACTAAAATCATGGCTGGCTATGGTGACGAGTTAAAGACAACTTCTGAAGCAGCTGATTTATTATTCGCTATTGAAAAAGAAGGGCAAACTTCTGTTGCTGAATTAATCCCTATTATCGGTGGTCTTGCAGTTATTTCAGCGGAGGCTGGTGTTTCGGCTGATGAATTAGGAGCCAGCCTTGCTACTGTATCAAAAGTGCTTGGTTCTACTTCGGAAGCTGGCACAGCTTATAAGGCTATAATAAGTGGATTACAAAGAGGAAGTGCAGAATTAAAAACTGCTTGGGAGAAACTCGGAGTTAGTGGTTATAAGGCTGCTATCCAGACTTGGGGATTTGCTGAAACTCTTGTCAAATTAAAAGAGTATTCTAATTCAAGTGGCGTTGAAATGGTTAAGTTATTAGGTGCTATCGAAGGTGCTACTGGTGCGCTTGCGATTGCAGCCGAAGGTGGTAAGGCTTTCAATACCTCAATGGATACTTTCAGAAATAAAGCTGGCCTGGCAGAAGAAGCATTTCAGAGATGGACGAAAACTACTGAAGCATTTGTTCAGATATGGAAATCAGTAAAAGAAAAAGTGCTTGTTATCATAGGTGATGCACTATTGCCTTATTTAAAAGATATCATTTTAAAGACTGCTGATTGGGTAAAACAAAATGAAGCACTTATAAAGCAAAAAGTTCCTGAATATATTGATAAGATGGCAACATCACTTATGACAATTGTTGATATTTATAATAATCTTCCAGCAGCTGCTGTTAGTGCTGGATTAGTAGGTGCAATATTATTTAAGTCTGCTACTGCCGGACTTTTAATAGGTGCTATAACTTATATCATTACTCATTTAGATGATCTTCGTGATAGTTTAAATCAAATAGGCGAAGCATTAAATTGGGTATATCCAGATCTAAGTATTTTCATTGATGCTTGGAATGCTCTAAATAAAGTAGGTGATAAAGTTATAAGTACAATCGGATTAGGAATAAATAGTATAAAGGGATTTGGGCAAGAAGCTCAGAAAGTGACTATGAAAATCATTGATACAAGAGATGTCACTGATTCTTGGTTAGAAAAAATGAAGGCCTTCCCTAAAGTTGCGAAAGAAGCTACAAAAGAAGTCACAAAAGGATTTGATGAAGTAAAAAAGACTGTAGTTGATACCGTTAAAGCTATTGAAACAACTACTGCAGAGGGTTTTGAAAGTTGGGCGGCTCTTGGCGATGATTATAGCACTCGATTTATGCAAATGGAAAGAGGTCTTGTCAATATTCATGGTGTCGCTTTAGATGATAGGTATGATGCAGAAGTTATTTATTGGCAAAGTGTTTCTGCATTAGGTGCTGATTTTGAGTCTTATTTTATGAGAATGGAACGAGGTCTTATTGATACAACTAAAGAAGCTAATGCTAAAAAAGTAAAAACCTATGAGCAATTTAGTTCTGATGTTATTGAGACTTTAAACTCTTTATACGGTGATATGGAACGCATGACAAAAGAAAGTTATGCATACGAACTCGCTCTAAATGATAAGAAAGCTGACGAATATAGAAAATTTCTTGATGAGAAATATGTAGATACACAAGAATATGCCGATTTAGTGAAAGGAATAGATGGTTGGTTAGCAGATGCGAATGAAAAATCCTATATTAAGATGCTGAAAAACTCTGAAAACTTTTTCGACGTCCTCAAAGGTTACCGATTAGAGGATCAAAACGATTGGATCTCCTGGGGCAACTACATGGCTGTATCGGCCAATGATATGTTCAAAGAAATTGGAAATAGCTTTAGGTCTAATATCTCTGATTTTATTACTGGCGAGATTTCCAGCCTAAGCGACTTCTGGGATGCTATACTTGACGATATGCTTAAATCCTTTGCTGATTGGGTAGCTAAGATACTTGTTGAATGGGCTAAGACAAAGATCCTTGGCTGGCTTGGAGACCTCGTTGGCCTTACTGATAGCGGGGGAGGTGGGGGAGACAGTATTGCAACTTCAATCCTTGGCAAGATCGCAAGTTATATTGGAGACAAGACTGGCATAACAAGTTATTTATCTGGTTTATTTGGAGCAGGCGCTACAACCGGAACTGCCAGTATAGGCAGCTTGATAGGCGGGGCGGGGCAAGCAGCCACCCCATCAGCGTATTATTCAGCAATAGGGGGGTATGCTGGTGCGTATGGCGTTGGGACAGGAAGCACTATGAGCATAGGTGCTTTGCAGAGTCTTGGAAACTTAACTCCATCAGCTTATACGGCGATGTTAAGCGGAGCGACAGGAGTAGCAGGAGCTGGTGCAGGAACAGCAGGAGTCGGGGGTTCTCTTGCGGGTTCTGGTTTGACAGGAGTTGGCACAGGAGGAATGTATGCTTCAGCGCCAGCGGTTGGAGGAACAAGTGGAGCTTCCGCAGGATTAGGGGCAGGTGGAGCGATCGCCGGATTTGCTGCTATGGCTATCATGGCCGCCATCAATATAGAGGACATAAGGAAAAGACGAAGTCATTTGTTTGACCTGAAACAGCAATTTGATGATTATTATGACACCCTTGAATCCTCAGAACAGGCAGCGGCTACTTATAGTGAATCACAGACAGGTATGTTTGAAATAGTTGGCGATGCCTCCGTCGGTTACTTTTTGGCCCAGGCGGTTTCATTAAAGGCGTCTGCTGGGGAATATGAGGAGTTAGCCAAGATACATGGTGAGTCCGTCGAAGCAGTAACTGCCCGATATGAGAATCTTGGTGAGGCAATGCGAGACTTTGGATATCATGTAGATGAGTTCGGAAGGGTAGCAACGTCATTAAGTGGAGAAGAGTGGTCTCAGGAAGTACTTTGGGGGACAGAGACCCCAGTTACCAGTGCTGAAATATTGGAACTGACTCTTGAATGGGATGTAGGGAATCTTAAAGCTGCACTGAAAAACAAAAAAGATTTAAAGACTATGACTGAAGGTCCATCCGCAACAATGGATATGGACGAGTATTATGCGGCGGCAGTTGCCTCAGCAGAAAGTTATATCGATGACATGAAAAGCAAGATGGAGGACTTGTCCACTTCTGAGCAAGATTATGTAAATGCAATGCTCGAAGTTTGGACTGATTCGACAAACGTACGCACGGCCATGTCTCAAACCTTTTTCGATTCGGCGGAGGAAAGTTATCGGGCACTCACAGAAGTAGAACAAGCATGGGTGTTAACTGCGCTTAGTGATTATGAGTCGCTAACTACTGAAGGTACTGCGGCGGCACAGGCTTTTTATGAGTCGCAAGTAAATAGTTATGATATGTTGACTGAGGCAGAGCAGGCCTGGGCGCAAAGCGCACTTGGTACAATAACTGAATATTATGAAGGAGCTACAGGAGCGGCACAGGAATTTTTTGACGAAAATAGAAATGATTATGAGACGGCCAATACGATTATTGATGAATGGGGAAATAATATATCAATGACGGCTATTGAGGCTTTTGATGCAGCAACGCAAGCCGCCGTTGTTTTTGGAGGTCAGAGTCGGGATGCAATTAATAATACTGCTGATGCTGTATCTGAGGCTTTTGATAGTATTTCTTCAGCAGGTGAAGCGGCGTTCTCCGAATTAGAAGCCAGTGGCACTGATGCAATAGACATCCTCAATATGGATATATCGGATTTTGCTACTTTTGCAGGGATTACTCTTGATGAAACTCTTATTAATATGGGCGATACATTAGGCGATGTTGTAGGAACAATAGGGGAGGGCATGGATGCGTCTGCTCTTTCTTTTGAATCGCTTGCTGATCTCGTTGATAGCTGGACGCCTGAAGACAAGGTAGTCAATGTTAGGTACAATATTGACGCCTTTGAAGGTGGCATTCCAAAAGCCCAACATGGAGGAATTTTCTCTGGCCCAATGAGCGGATACCCTGTTATATTGCATGGAACTGAAAGAATAACCCCATTAAGCGATGGTGATAATGATAGAGGTAGAGGTTCAGGACCACTCAATCTTAATCTTGTGCTGGAGCTTGATGGAAAAACTCTTGAATATAAAATTAAATCAGTATCGGATGGTGTTCGTGTAAGTGCTTTGAAACGAGAGGTTGGAGAAAATAGGATATATAACTAATGTTACTTGTTGAATTTACAATAAATGCAGTCGTGAATTATCTCTCTGTTGAGTATATCAATAGTCTAACTCATCAATGGCGAGGTAGGATAAGTAATTTTGACCCTCCGCAAAGAAAATTGCCTTATGATTATGGTGGATATTGTGAGATGGGTTATGGTTCTATTTCATTCTTTCCTGATCTGTTTGACAGCGACTGGCCTCCTCCGATAACCGGAGCTATCACAATAAAATATACCGCCACTACGGAAGGGGCTGCTGAGACATTATTTGTCGGCACTGCTCATCTTGAAGAAATAAATAGAAGCAGTATAACTTACGGATTATACGGATCAAATTTTGATGAAACAATTGCTGATGCAACAGCTTACAATAACACGCTTAATGTTATATTAGCCACAATCTTGGAAGGCATAGCGGAAATAACTACTCTTAATACTGATGATGCCAGGGCAATATCACCGAATGTTCTACATACCACGAGTGGATTAAAACTAAGTATTGACCTTGCTTCTTCTATTGCAGCTTTTTATACGCACTTATTTTATGTAGATGGAACTACTGCTTATTTGATTGATATGCTTGGAGATAGTGGAACAGCGGCTTTGGATGAGTTTGATTTTGGCCCCGCAAAGTATCCATACAATTCACCTATTTCCCTGGCAAGATCGGGAGATTTTTCACAAACTTCTGCTTACGCCTACGGGAAAGAACTTTCGGTAGCTCAATATCACAATACTGAGGCCAATGTGAATGTTTGCCTTAACAACATCATAACGATAATGAATCGGCCAAGAGTTGAAATATCCACACCATTTCTGGGGAGTGTTCCAACTCCTGGTGCAAAAAGAACTTGGACAGACGAATCACAGGGAACCGATCTTGGAGTTACGATGTATGTCAGGAATATAACTTATGAATTTAATCCAGATAGAGATGCAATTATTTTAAAAGGTGATGGAGCTTTATTAGCGTGAAGATAATATATCCAGATAATATAACAAGTGTTTCAGCAGACGAAGAAAATGCTAACTTTCTTGCTGTTAATGTTCAAACTAATTACATCAAGGAAGTTTGGAAAGCAACCTCTGTCGATGCCGTGTTGACATTAGTGGTTTCGTCTGGAAAAGGTGCTGCGTTATTTGGATGTAATGCTTCGTCTGTTTCAGTAACTATCTTGACTAGTTTAGATGGAGCATGGGCAGCGGCGGGCGACGGCAATATTGGAGGAGCATGGGGAGCTACAGGAGATGGTCATATTGGAGTTAGTTGGGCAGTGTCAGAGTTTTCAGGAGTCACAACTACTTACAACTTAGACGAAACTGGATTAGGTGCGTTATGGATTGATTACACTGAAATGTCTATACAACATACAATAAAAATTGAATTGACTGGTTCTGCTACAATCGAAGTTGGAGTTGCGAAAGCTGGAGCCGTAAAAGAATTCAATGACCCTCAATATGGGATCACAGAAGGATTACGTGATTACTCTTTAATTAAAGAATTATCTAATGGTGCAATGTATGTGAAAAAGCGTGATGTTGTTAGAACGTTTGGTTTGAATTTCTTTGTTACCAGGGATGATGATTTCTATGATTTCATGGACGTAATCTATAGGCAAAACGGTTTAAATCCTTTGGCTTATAGATTAAGTTCTGCTTTAACTGATTTTCAATGGATAGTCTATGCCAGGCCGGATGCAATGCCAAGTGGTAGCCACGACTACCCAGAGGATTCAATAGTAGCGATTAGCATTACAGAGGTAATATAATGAATAAAATACCTATAGAAGATTTAATTGGGAAAAAATATGGAAAACTAACAATTGTAGCCGAATCAATTCCGTACAATTATCCTAATGGCGATAAATATAGAAAGATGAAATGTTTATGTGAATGTGGAAATGAAACAGAAGTTCTCTTAAACTGCTTGAGAAGTTCTCAGATTAAAAGTTGTGGATGTTTATTAAAAAAGCATGGGTTTTCTGAGCATCTATTATATCGGGTTTGGTCTAATATGAGAATTAGATGTTACGATTCTAAAAATCCAAATTATAAAAATTATGGTGCTCGTGGAATTACTATATGTAAAGAATGGGACGATGTTAACGTATTTATTAAATGGGCTTTAAATCATGGTTGGCGAAAAGGTTTAGTGATAGATAGAATAAATAATGATGAAGACTATTCTCCTAAGAACTGTCATTTTGTTACATATTCTATGAGTTGTTGTAATACACGATTGCTGAAAAAAACCAATACTTCTGGATTTAGAGGAGTTTCATGGAATAAAAGAATAAAGAAATATGTGGCAGGGATAAGAATAAATACAATAAAGAAACATCTTGGGTATTTTAATACTGCTATTGAAGCAGCCAAAGCTTATGATAAAAAAGCAAGAATGTTGAATGATAAAAGACCACTCAATTATAAGGTGATATAAAATGGCAATAAAATACTTTGTATTTCAAGCATTAACAGGTGGAGCGGCAGGGGCACTGGATGCAATAAGCCATACTGTACTTACTGATAAGGATATGGCTATAGGGGATGATGGGGCGGCTCAAGGGTTTTTATACGAGTATGATGCCGATTCAGTATTAGCAGAGGATAGTCCAGGCGTAATCGCTCCTGATAGCGGTACTGGCAGATGGATATTACAACCGATGTCAACCTTTGCTAAATCTACAGTCATGCTCTTTGGCCAAAGTGCTGCTCCCACTGGCTGGACGAAAAAAGTAGACTGGACAAACCAGTCAATGATTGTCTACACCACAGGCAACATTGCCCAGGGCGGTGCAGTAGATGCAAAAGCTGCTCATCAGCATGCAGCATTTACGTTGGCTGCTGCTGAGATACCTGCTCATACGCACGTCCAACGAGTACAAAACGCAGTAGGTGGAGCAACTGTAACGCCAGCATTACAGGCTACCAGTTCTACTATACAAAACGCTAATGTAACAGGATCAACGGGTGATGGTGGTTCGCATCAACATACAGCCAATTCGGCTCCTTATTACATTTCGGTTATCGCATGTACTAAAGATTAGGGAGGTTTAAAATGAGATTAACAATAATTCCAAGTGACAAAGTAGTGATTAAAGATGGTTTATCTCTTCATGGCTTGAACTTCGCCCTTGCCAATGTTAGGGCTATCCAATGGTATGAGGATCATGGAGAAGTGGAATACCTTGATGGTTCTCCTAATAAAGTTATTGACGATCTTTCTCCGTACCAGTCAATCATAGATGCTTACGATGCTGAAATAGTAAAACTTGAAGCAGAGGCCATTGAAGCGGCCAAACTAACATGGGATAAGATAAGGGGAGTTAGAGATACTGATTTACAAGATTCCGATTGGACACAACTTCTTGATGCTCCTGTTGATGCCGCTAAGCAATTGGAATGGGTGACATATCGGCAGGAATTGAGAGATGTGCCTCAAACTCATGTCAGTGAAGATTTAACTAAGTATAAAAATACAAAAGATTTCAAGGAAAAGAAATTTCCAAAGGAGCCTAAATGAATCCGCCTTGTATTAGAAATTTAGACCGATTTAAGAAAGGTTGCCCTCAGAAAGTATGGGATAATATCTCTGGCTGTCCATGCTGGGTTGAAATGGCAGTGGCTAACAGAGAAAACCCTCAGAAGAAAGAGTTTAAAAAGAACTGTATCGACCTTTGGAACTTTGATTTCAATTGGGCTGTTCTTGGTTTACTTGAAGGAAATCAGGAAGCAACAGAACGGTTTAGAAATGCAATGGTACAACCAGATCCTAATGATCCGTTAAATGATAACAAAGCATTTCCAAAATCTGATCCTGCTATGGTTAAACTTTATCAATTATTTGAGTCTATGAGGAATAAGCAAAGAATTATATTTGAACATGAGACAAAGAAGCAACTAATATGAAAGCAATATATCCAGATTTAATTAGTGCGATTGAAGCCGATGAAGCTAATGCAAGTTATCCTATCACGAATGTAGAGGATGACTATCCTAAACGTGTCTGGAAGGCTACTTCCGCCCATGCAACGGTCACCCTGACAGTAGCTTCCGGATCAAGCGCAGTCGCCTTCTTTGGTTCAAATGCTGATACAGTAACTATAATAATTGCGGTAGGAAATGCGCATACAATTGCATGGGCTTCTGGAATAGTTTGGATGGCAGGAATAGTCTGGAATGATACAGCAATATCAAGCACAGACGTTTATGACGTAGATGCAGCAGGAGTTGGTTCTGGTTGGAGTGATTATACTGATCCTGCAAAAGTTCACGTTATACAATTATACTTCGAGAAAAGCACAGGCATAATTGAAGCAGGTATTATCAGAGCAGGAACAGTCAATAGTTTTAGCGATCCTTTGGCTGGCATAAAAGAAGGATTATATGATTATAGTATTATCAAGGAATTAGAGAACGGCTCATGGTATGTCAAGAAACGGGATATTGTAAGGACGTTTGGCTTTGAACTTATTCTTGATAGAGATACATACTTTTATAATTTTATGCATAAGGTTGCGCTCTTGACATCATATAATCCTTTGGCTTGGAGAATAGCGACCGGGTTAACCAATTTTGAATGGATAGTATTTGCTCGTTTTGGCGATATGCCAAGTGGCAGTCACGACTATCCAGAGGACAGTGTAGTTAATGCTTCATTAATAGAGGTAATTTAATTATGGCAGATAAAACAGTTTATTTTGCTTATGGATTGATAGGTGGTGGGGCTAATGATTTGGACTTTATTGATGGTTCAGTATTATTAGATCAAGATGTTGCTCATGTTTATGTCGGGGATATACTTTATATTTATATTCTTGATGATGATTCGGGGGCTGGCGAAAGTTCTCCTACTATTATTTCCCCAGATGCTAATGCTGGAACTAAAAGATGGATATTACAACATTATAGATCTATTGAAGTAGGTTCTGACGCTGATGGAGATATATATTATAGAGCATCTTCAGTTCTTGCAGCTCTCGCCAAAGGTGCAGCCGACACAAAGCTCTTCATAAATGCTGGTGCAACTGCTCCTGAATGGGCGGCTGGGATATATATGGGTACTTTTTCTTATGATTTAACAACAGCCACAGGAACTCAAGCAATTACGGGGCTTGGATTTAAACCAAATGTAATTCTATTTGTTGGAGCTATACATGGCGTTGCTGATGTGTTGACGATTGCTATGAGCCAAAGCACAACAGAATATAATGTATCTCAGGCGGTAGGGGCCACAGTAACTTTCCAGGCTGATGATAATACAGCTATGTATTTCGAAACAGCTAATGGAGATCGACAAATTGCTACAATATCTGTAATAGGCGCAGATGGATTTACTGTATCATGGATAAAAGATGGAACGCCTACTGGAACAGCAAAAATACGTTATATAGCATGGAGGTAAAATTATGAGAATATCAATAAATAAACTAACAGGCAAGATGATTGAGTCTCAAAGTGGTGGAGAAACACATCCTAATCCTGAAATCAATGATGAGGAATATGCACTTGCGAACCTTGCCACCTTACGTCAGAACGCTATCAATGCAGGATATACGGAAGAAGATATTGAAGTTAAATTTGTTACTGATGAAGAATTTGCGGAGATAATGATGGTTATAAATGAACCAATAAAGCAAAAACGGGAAAAACAAATTGAACTAAATAAGCAAACAATAAAAGATATTAAAAAATCGTGGAATGAAGCTGCAACGATAGAAGAAAAGATTGAGATTATCGGTGATCTTTTAGGATTGGGGAAAAATTCAAATTTTGAATCTAAATTAACTTTATTAAATCCACTGGACAGTCTGGAAATTACCGGATGGTCTAATAAAAATGTTTATGGAGATTGAAAATGGCAACAAAAATAGAATTTGCTACAAAGGTAAAAGAGTTCTGTACAGCTATAATGTACACACACATTCAAGGGTATGATGCGAGAGAGATATTCAATGATAGAGAATATAATCCCGCAGGTGCTAATGAGATTATAGATGCTGATGTGATGTCATTGGGAATTAAAGCAGTTGATATCGTAAACGCTATAGTTTTCTTTGAAAATCTTCAGAAGTTAATGGACAATCAAGCTCCGACAGCCGCTGATTATCGGGCATCTTTAAATGCCATGCGTGAAGATCTATAAATTCTCAGGCGACTGGCGATAGCGGAACTTGATGCACTTAATAAGGAGACAAACTAATGCCACCTAATAATGACTCAAAGCCTAATGGGAGAATCACACTAAAACAGGTAACAGCCCTTGTTGGTATTCTAATGCTCCTTGGTATGGGGTTTGGTTACACTACCACAAAAGCAGATAAATCAGAACTGGAAAAGACCGAAGCCAGAGTGGAAAAGAAAGTTGATAAGTTACAAGAGGCAATCAAAGAGGATATTCAGGAGATCAAACTTAAACAAGATAAAATCTATGATCTCTTAGTAGGAGGAATGGTGGGGCCAAGATAAATAATGGTAGCTCGATATAAGACAAAATCCGTAATCTATTATATTAATTGGGGATATCTGCTGATTGGCATTCTGGCATTTGTAGATATCTTTATTATCATGGCACTATTATTATATTTCTTTGGTGACCTCTAAGGAGGTATGTAATATGAAACAAAAATGGGATATTCTATTGCGATGGTGGCTGCTTTTTGTGCTTGTGAATATAGCAATCGTTATTCTTATTTTAGTAGGTCAGATAGAAGCCATATATAGACTTGACTTCACGAAAATAAGTTTTCTTATATTAGGATTATTCTATGGGTTTTCAATTAGGCAAGGGGTAATAGCGTATAAGATTTCTAAGCTCAAAGAAATTGATATTATTTATTATGAACATCTAAACGAAACAGGCTGGTTTATGTCTAATATTCTGTTGAATCTTGGCATGATAGGCACAGTGTTAGGTTTTATTTATATGCTTGGCACTAGCTTTACCGGACTGCAAACAATGAGTATCCCAGGGATTCAATCTGCTCTATTGAAGATGAGCATCGGTATGAGTACCGCTTTATATACTACGGCTGTCGGTTTGGTTTGTAGCCTTCTTTTGAGGTTACAATTATTTGACCTTTCTCAATATTTAGACAAAAAGGACAATTCTTAATTAAAGGGGGAATGAAAATGGAACAATTTATACATTATTTTTTAAGTATACCAGGGATGATTATTAAAGCTATGAATTGGGGCTTTATAAGTTTTTTAGGTGCAGGATTGTCTTGGTTGATTATTGTTACCGGTTTCGTTACACTCATTATGTATTTTATTCAACATTATTTTAAAGTCAATATTTATTAACATGAAAACGCAAAAGATATACCATAGTGATGTAGCTTTTTTAGACCTTCTGTTCTGCACGCTTGTGGGGTTCGTGTTCCTTTTCACTTGTGCATTTCTGATGATCACAATTGAAAAGAAAAAAGCCGAGATTAAAACTAAAGCAGAATTTATCATCACTCTTACATGGGCTGATTCAAATGCCAGCGATATAGACGTGTGGTTAGAAGATCCTCTTGGAAATGTATTGTATTTCAGCTCAAAAGAAGTAGGGCTTATGCACTTGGATAGAGACGACTTAGGCAGGCTAAACGATACAATTACTTTGAAGGACGGTACATGGGTTTCTTATGACCATAATCAGGAAATTGTTACGATTAGAGGATTTATCCCTGGCGAATGGACTCTTAATATACACCTATATCGCAAAGCAGGTAAGGGCCCAGTACCTGTTGAGATCAAGATGGATAAGTTAAATCCATATAAAACCATCATATATAAAAAATTTACAATGAACAAAGATTGGGAGGAAGTAACTATCAAGAGATTTACGATGACTAATGACGGTTCAATTCTTGCTATGAACGAGCTTCCTAAAACACTTGTTCAAACTAAATCAATATCGCCACCAGGAAATACTTAGACCGGAGGCAGGAAGATGATAATAACAGGATATATAGGATTAGCAATTGCGTTTATTATGATTACAGCAGTTCTGCTCTTTTTCCTGATAAGTTCTCAAATCCATGTCCTGATAAAAGTAGTTATTATACCTATTGTTCTCTGGTATGGCCTGGCCTTGTTCTTCACGCCTGATAATCTGAGAGGCTGGCCGACTGACCAACCGATTCCGAATGATAGTAGAGTAATATCTTTGCTGATAAATGAACCTTCTGTAAATAGTAAGGGAGCCATTTATTTATGGGTGATAGATCAGGAGTTTAAGAAAGTAATATTGGACCCCAGAAATGCGTTTCGTTATCATACAAGCAATACTCCGAGGGTGTATAAATTGCCATACAGCAAGGAGTTACACAAAAGATTAATAGAGGCCTTGCAGAAAGCCAAACGAACAGGCGGGTTTATTACAGTTAAAAACCTTTTCGGAAAGGACAAGGGAAGCAAAAAGGACGGGAGCGGAGAGGGTATACCAAATTCTGGCAACCTAAGATTCGACGTAATAAATCCACGTATAATCCTAAAGAAAGGAGGGGACTAAGATGAAAAGATTCTTTGAAATGTTTATAATGGGGGCCATTTCAGTTTTCCTTATCTTTATTGGTGTAGTGATTTTTGAAGAATACAAAAGTAAACCAGAGGTGTTACCAGGGAACATGGAAATCATTCAAATGTCTTCTGGCAAGACTGGACTTATTAAGATTACAGGATATATAGGTACAAACTTCGTCGAAAGACATCTTGATTATCTTATGAAAAATAAAATAAAACGCGTAATTTTGCGGATGCATTCTCCTGGGGGACCTGCTGTAGAAATGTTCCGTATTGTTTCATTGATTAAGAATTATCAGAATCACGGTGGATATGTTGAATGTCAGGTTTTTGGAACGATTGCTTCTGCGGCTTTCATAGTCTTTATAGCAGGAGACAAGCGACTTATAGTTGAAGGTTATTCATGTTTTGGTATTCATAATATTGATTCAAAAATTATTGTTGACCCTAGTACAAGCAATATTCCTAAAACTAAATATTATATGAATGCTATGTATAAACATATAACTGAAAATTCATTGATGTCTGAACAAGAAATTAGAGACTTGACTAAAGACAAGGAATGGGTTTATTTAACTCCAAAAGAAATGATAAAATACGGCTTTGCTGATGGGTTCATAGAATAGCATGGAAAAACTAATCAAGCAACTCAAGCAAGACGAGGGGTTTGTAGGGACGCCCTATCCAGACTCATTAGGCAACTGGACTGTAGGCTATGGGCATTTGATGTCTAATCCAATATCTGAAAAAGCCGCTTCTTATATACTACAGGATGATATTGATATAGCAATTCATAAGTTTGCTAAGTTACCTCTTTCCATCAGAAAACACCTTAACGAAGCAAGGAGAAGAGTTGTTATTAGTATGATATTTAATATGGGCCTTGGTAATGATGAAAGAGGATTTCTATCTTTTAAGGATATGATTCGAGCTATTAAAAATGATGATTTTGAACAAGCTGCCCTTGAGATACTTGATAGTCTTATGGCACGACAGGTCGGGGATAGGGAAATCAAGTGGGCTGAAATTATGAAACATGGAGGCAATTAAATGAGTGCTTTTAAAGACAGGCCACCATCGCAGGATAAATGGGCTATTTCAATCCCCATTAAAATTATAATCAAGGCCATTAAATGGTTATTGAGAAGGAAATGGAAAATAAGGATTTTTACACGCTGAAGAAGAATCTTCGTAAGATAGGTTATCTTTCTGGATATGTGCCAATCCTGGCAGTATTCTGGCTTGCTATTCAAGCTATTAACTTGATTCAGTGGATACGATATGATGCCAGAAGAATTATAATGGAGATAATAAAATGAAAGGAGACTTATTGACTCTATGAGAAAGGAAATACGCGTAATAGGTTCAATTGAGAATAGAGTCCTTGATCTGGAGAAAAAGGCTGATGCTGTGGACATTTTACTGGAGGCCTACAAACGTTTTCGTATATCTCAGGCTTGTCGTGGGAGTCGTTCTGGGTTATCGTTTGAGGAATGTTTACAATCGGCTACTAAAAAAATGGGGTAGAGAAATGAAAGAAATCAAACTCTACATTATATACACCTATGAAATAGTATTTGGCTTAATCTATTGGCTAATAATAGAACCATTGAAAAGAATGGTTAGAAGAATAAGATGAATCTCTTTTATATTATTATTGTCTATGCTGGTGAAACTATAAGCAAGTTGTTTATTAAGCCTATAGTGAAACTCATTAAAATATTATCAGGTAAGGATAAGAAGAAATGAAAAAATATATTGCAATATTTTTAGTGGTATTTTTGTTCCCGTGCTTTGCTAATGCCTTTGAGATAAATCTGTCTTATAAGGCAACATTCCCCAATGCGGATGATCTAAGTACAACTGGCGGTATAGAACTTGAGGCAAGCCATGAGGGGATACTTAGCTGGTTATCTTATGAGGAATCTATGCTGAGATACGTTGGTCAAGAATGTATGAATATATCCCTGTTAAGCGCGGGCCTTGGTTACAGAATAGAGCTGGTTGATAATCTTTCAGTTGCCATCAAGGGTGGTTACTATATGCCGGTCAAGAGCTACAGAAATACCTACCAGGAGGCCATTTACAGACAGATGCATGCCTATACATACCCCGTAGAGCATTGGGCCGGTGGTGATATTGATTACATCGAGAGCACTTGTGACTATGAAATCAATGGTAATTTTGGGGGTGGGATCGAGGCGAACTGGACTATACCAATTTTAAGTTGGATTAACTTGGATTTATTGGCAGGCTGGAGATACTTGAATCTCAAAGATAGGATAAGTGCTAACATTAAGGGATTGCATCCAGGAGCTTTTCACGAATTTGTGGTAAATAAAGATTGGTCAGGTGGCGTAATTGGAGCTTCATTGGTATTTAGGTGGTAATTATTAACACTTTAGATAAGGAGAAAAGAAGATGAAATTAGCATTATATTGGACTGTAGCAAAAACGCTTTATAAGATGGTTCTTAGGGACTTACTCATTAAAGCAATCGGTGATCCTGATGTTGAATGGGACGATTGGGTACTGGGTGTTTGTGACAAGATTTTCGATTATGAAGAATAATGTCCATCATCTACCAATGGTAGGAGGAACTCTTTCACCGTCTGATAATCCAGGCGGTGATTGTATTTCCGATTATGAAGCTAAAAGATAGGAGATAAAAAAATGAAATTAGTAGATACGTTTTTGATGATGCTTTTTCTACTTGCTTGTAATGGTGATGGAGTACCGCCTATACCACATACGCCTGATCCAGTTACTTTAACAGGGATAACTCTTAATTGGTCAACAGTTAAGAAAGCTGCCGAGGGTAGCGATAATTTCGCTACCACCTTGGCGGCCAACGGTGCTCAGTACACGACCTGGGGCGATGGCTGGGGCTTTGATGAGGATGGCTCTAAAACTTCGCTTGGAGTATCTGCTATTGTAGGGGACTTTGATAATCCAACTTACATGGATTTATGGCGGGAAGGCAATGGTAAATCCTATGGTATTTTGGGAGTCAATGGAGCTATCTTTATGTGGGTTGGAGAATGGGGTTCTATGCAGGATTCTTGGAATAGGTCGAGGCTTTACCTATCAACTGATTGGAGTGCAAGCTGGGCAATTTGCTATTGGTATTTTACTAAAGATAATGGCTTTCACTGCCCCACTTTTCTACAGGCAGGTATGAACTACGAGGATGCACAAGATGATTACGTGTATTCTTATGCTGGTTCCAATGATCTGAATGCTATATATTGCTTTCGGGCTCATAAGGACCACATTTTGGAACAATCATATTGGGAGTTCTTTGCAGGGGACGATACCTGGTCAAACGATATAAATGCCAAGCAACCAGTTTTAACCGGCAGTGCCCTTGACCATTGCAGTGTAACCTACTTCAAGGATCTTAACAAGTACGTTATGGCTACACAACATAGTCAAATAATGAAGGGCAATCTTTTATTGCTTCAAGCTGACAATCCGTGGGGGCCATTTACTGAATTCTATAGCGGAACTGGTATCGGAGAGGAAGGTTTCTTCTGGAACTTTAGCCAAAGATGGTCAAGCCTTGATTCTGATGGTTTGGATTTTGTGCTAATTTATACCGGAATTAATGAGCAAGATGCTTTCCATAGCATACGTGGTTCTTTTATAACTAATCCTTGATAGTATCTTGGAGACGACCCCACTTTAAATCCTGTCCTGAATTGACGGGGTTAGTGGGGTTTCTTTTAGGTGTCTAACGCTGAAGTCAGCCGCCGTGGTTCTCGGTCGGCTGCACTGGTTGGTTAGATGGTTTATATATTAATTTAATTTCGACTTCCTCTAACTTTTTATAACCAATAGGAATATTCCCTTGGAATAATATTGGTCGTCGATTTAAAATATCAAGAAGTAGATCATATTTTATTTTTTTTATATTCATAATAAACTCCTAACCATTACATGTTATGCTTTAATTCAATGATATTAGCTTAACATCCGCTATGAATGATGTGGTATCGCATTTTGCGATAGTTGGAATGTAACTACTATCAGATACCTCTACTTTTACCACCTTTTCAATAGCTGTTACCCTCTCTACTGTGTTATGACTTACTACAGTAATGCCCCACACAACGAAAGTAAACGTCCAAGCAACTGCTATAAATGCTATAAGCTGTTTAATTGTCATTTATCTTCCTCATGTTCATAATACTCGATTGTCCACGGACCCACTTTAGGGTGTTTCAAGGTTGCCATAGCTTCTTTATCATTCATTATGGGGAACATGTGTTTAACGTTGTTCAAAAGGTCAATTTCTGCGTCTCTTGCGAAGCGTGCTGCTAACTGGAACGCTACATAAGATTCGTGCTTCCTATCAACATGAACTTGCAAGGTGTCTTTCTCGTACTTTTTTAGTACAATCTTTTTTAATTTTCGTTTCATGGTTTTCTCCTTTCCCGACGTCGAGTGCGATGATTGGTTATGCCCATTTCCACCAAGAGCGTAATTCATCTCTGGCCTCATAAATAAGGTCAAGTCCCTTTATAAGTTTGGCATACTGTTCTTTCGGAAGGTATGCGCAATCATTTACAATGTTAGTAATTTCTATATATCGACATAAATTCTTGAACTGCATACGCTTTTGTCTCTGAAATTCTCGCTTTGTCATATTAAAACGTTTCGGTAAATACATTTGATATCTCCTTGATATTAGCTATTCCTATGCACACGGCACTATCAATCTTGACTTTTCCCACCAGTCGCATATCAGCCATACACCGTAGGTAAAGATTAACAGGACACCAGCAGATACCAGTATCATAAAGACGACAACGATTATGTATGGGGTTAGTATGGCTTTAAGTGTTCCCATTGTTTTTCTATTCCACCAACCGAAATCTATACACCAAGGTCCCCACCAAAAACCAACACTAAAATCTTTTCTTTTGGTACGTATTAGGATTGTTGGGAGAAAAGATATAAGACCATCATTATCTGAGTCTGATCTAAATGTTTTCATGATTTTAAATGCCCCTTATTTGTCAAATGTGCCAGACTGGGAAGGGGCGATGGGTAACCCGTTCAAAAAAGGAGGTGAGCAATGAAAAAAGCTATGGAGTTTCCATACAATACTTTTTAAGGTCACTATAAAACGCTTCCTGATCCTTACGATCAGTTATTTCATTAGAATGTTCAAAGCCGTGCACGCCCAGGCAGTTATAATACCCTTCGAGGTTACTGTCCTTCGTTTTAGCTATCATTTTGAGCCGTTTAACTTCGTTGAGAAATTTGAAATCATTGGTTACAATTTTTACTCCTGATACTGGTTTGTCTTGCGGGGTCACTTGCTGGGTCACTTTAGTAGGTAGGGGGTTAGGTTTAAGTTCTTCCTTTACTACATCTCCATTGATTATCTCTGCTTCTTCATCAACTATAATATCAACAGGCTCTAATTCAGGGTTTTGCTCAACAGGCGCAGGAAGCTGATAACGAGGCCCTTCAAGGATTCTATTGTTATCGCTCCTTAATGCATTTAGTGTATTGATATCACCATCAAAGATGATTTGCAATGTATAATGATTCTGCTTTTTCTCATCATGATGTGTTTCCGTCTTAACCCTTCGTAGCGTTAAAGGTACAAGAGCAAAACGACCTAATAATGCCTGCACATAATCAAGTCCAGAGTTTACGTCTACAATTGAATTAAACGAACTTGTTCGGATCTGGTATATTCCTCCAACAGATACTTTGGGTAATATCACCATAAGCGTCCCTGATTGCTTGCATTTACCCTCTTCTAATAAGTCACATGGACATTCGCCTTCTTCCATTGTTTTTGTTTCAGAGTTGATACGATAAGAAACATTTCCATCCCCTTGACATTTCAGTCCTTTTGAAGAACCATAATATTTATAGGCCTGGGGAAAAACTGCCTCAATTTCGTTAAGCGGAAGCATAACATCTAATTCTTTTGGTTTTCCGCCATATATTTCCGCTACTTCATCCGGCACGACAAAGTAATCAGTCTCTACCGGATACTCCTTGCCTGATTTTTCTGATTGAGCCTTAATGCCCAATCGAATAACACCCAGCCTTGGTAAACGACGCCGATCAGATAAACCGTTTATACGAGTAACTCCTTGTTTGAAAGTCATTTTATGCCTCCTTTTGTAAGATTGCTAACGTGAAGATCACTCACTTTTGTCAGTCGAGTGAATCTTCTGGTTGTGCAGGTTTATCATTTGCTTCTTCTAAAATTGATCGTATAATATTTGCTAATGCTGCTATTGCCGCACCTTGCTTCCCAAAATATTCTGCAACTGTTCTCCCATTGAAAGGTCTGCCATCAAAATTTTCCGCATCATTTTTCATATCCTCTGCTACCATTTTTAAAATCTTTATTTTTTTATCATTCATAATTCCCTCCAAGGATCATCATACCCCCTTTATCTTTGATATTGACATTCTCTCCTTAAAACCTTTCTTAGTGACCCTCTCCCTCTCCTGTTCAGTTAATAAGCTCTTATCTATACTTGCTGTTTCCTTGAGTTTGAGTTTAACAAGGTACTTACCAGCCCGACCTTCTCTGGCCTCAGCTTCTTTCATGAAATCCTTAATGTTAGTTTTAAGCCCTTCATACTCTTTTTTCATTTCGTTAATATGAGCACCGGATTCCTTATAATAATGAACGAGGTCTGCAACCTCATTTGGGAGCATAGCGTCTGTTTTTAGTTCCGCATACTCTTTTTCATAGCCTTGCCAGCAGGTAGTCCCCCAGCCACAATATTCACATCTCCATGAGTCAATCTCATACTGCCTTTTTGGTAGTGTCTGCTTTTCAATGTAATCAAGAACTTGATTAAACTTCTCACAAGCCTTAGTGACTGGCTTATCAATAGTGATGTCAAGTTTCTCAGATTCACCGTTGGAGTGTGTCTTTTCAAGGATTATTAATTCATCAGCAATAGAATTATAACGGCATAAGAACTCTAAATATTGGGCCGTATTTTTATTTTTGATTAATAGGATTGCCTCATTCAGTTCAGGGTTTATTTCCCTTTGAATAGCATCAGTATAAATAGCTGTTTGTGTGAGATAATCTAAGAGCAGTTCACCGTTCCAATATCTCTGAAACGTGAAGTGGTTTAAGGCCTTATGTTCTAATAACGTATCAACACCAAGCATATCTGTTACAATCCCGTCTATACTTCCTTCTTTCATTGGAGGACGACAACTGACTTTCATTTGCTCTGAGTGTAACCTGAAAGCAGTTTTTCTTATCCAATCAGCAGTCAAATCCTCATGGAAAGACGAATCAGAGAAAATTATTATCGCTCTCCCTGGGAGAGGTTTGCGGGGTGTATTTAGGCCATGATAGACCATCTGTCTTATGCACCGCTCCGGCCCTGCACTGCTTGGGCGAGGATAAAAAGGATGTTCTTCTTCGTTTGTCATTTCAGCTACTTTAGGTATTAATTCAGCAAGCATGATTATCTCCTTATATCACCCATTCAATTTATCTAATAATCCTTGAGCATATTTTATAATCTCATCTGGGTCGGAGTTATCCGCAAATGTATCCCATCTTTTGCGATTCTTAGCGTGTCGGATGTAGCCAGTCAGTAAGTCTATAGGTGTCTTGTTCAGTACTTTACCTTCCAGGTATTTTCCACTAATTAACCCATCAATAAAAGCTACCTCATTGTTGGTAGTCCATCCCCTCAGATAGTCCCTATTCCTGTCCATTCTCCTGTCCCTCCTGAGTTTCCAGTATGAGCTCCCTTTCTTTCTCTTCCAGGGCTTCCTGCATCCTTCTTTGTTCTTCCCTTAGTTCCCGAGACGCCTCAAATTCCCTCTCTAATTCTCCCATTATTTAGACTCCTTCCCGATATCGGGAGTTACAATAGCTCTTTCATCTATTTGTTTTTCCTCGTCCCACCATTGTCCAGCTTGCTCTTTTGGGCTGCAAGGGTTATCTTTTCGTTCTTCCAGAAGATCATTGTAATGCTCATATTGAGCTTTACTACGATCTTCTAAGCTCCTCATGAAAGCATTTTCCCAACATTTTTCACAGCTTGCCATTTAATCCCCCTTAAGTTATATGTGGGCGATGTTCCTTTATTATCGAGAACCATTTCCGGGGGTTCTTGTAATGTTAAAAGGTTGACAAGATCGCCCACGAAGTTTAAGTGTGCCCATGCGGGTTGATAGCGGGCCGACAGTGGCGAATCTGGAATCGGGCATAGTCCTCACCAGCCTACTCGCTTATGTCCCTATTGCCATCATTTTCCTATGCTCAGGCTTTTGCCAGGCACACACATTATTTGCTGGCAATGATAGATTTCGCCAAATCCCTCTTGTGAAGGAATTGCAGGATTCGAACCTGCATGGTGGGGTCACTGCTTTACCAGAAGGCCATCCCATATTCGGCTACATCATTACTGATAATGTCGCAAGGGGCCTACACACCCACCAGGTGCCTCCTGCGTCTATCCAAATGGTAAGCGGCCTCATTAACATCTGGTTTCACTTACTGGCTACACACTTACCACCTCCACCACTGCCAGCATGTCAAAGATCAGTTACTATACAAAATTGTTATCTATGTCAACTCAAAAGGTTCTGCCAGCTTCGGATACTTGCTTTAAGCTTGATCCTGTGGGGCATGTGTTTTTTGAGCTTGGTTACCTTTTTAGCATATCCGAAAAGCGTTGTCAAGGGTTTTTTTAGGAAAATAATGCTTGACATATCTTTTATTTTTTGGTAGGTTGCATATAAAGGAGATAATACATTGAATATCAGCGATTTGATCAACGAAAATAAAGACTTTGATTTCAAAAGGTATGATAAGTCAAGAGCAATTGGCGTTTATTTTATATGTGAGAATGATGGGTCAATTATATATATTGGCAGTACCGTAGATTTAGATTCTCGACTAAGATATCATTCTATTAGAAAAGAATTTAATAATAAACCTATGTTTTTCTTCAACACTACAAAGAATAAACGTAAGAAAATTGAGAAGATATTAATCGAGGAGATAAAACCAGAATATAATATTCAATGGACTGTTCCGTCACCCCAACCCAGAAAACCTTATATCATTAATACTGAGGTAAGGAGATTGAAAAAAAAGGATGCTAATGATATAAGAAAAAAAGTCAAAGATGCTATGGCAGAACAGAATATTACTCAATCCGACCTTACAAAAATAATGGAAATTAGTAAACAAAGGGTATCTCAGATAATACATGGGGATGAAGGCTTCCAACAAAGAACAATAAATAAATTACAAAAAGCATTGGGTTTTAGAGAATAGTCTATGACCTGCTTAATATGCCAGCAAAAAGAAAAGCATAATCACAAACATGGGAACGCAATTTCCTTGATCTGTTCAGAATGTGTTCAAATGTTATTACGGACAGGGAATGGTAGGAAGTTTAAGAATAGGGCTGAGGTAGAGGCGTATTTTGCTCCTTAGACCTCCATATCGCCACCAGGGTGCGATTAAATCAAAAAGGAGGGGCTAACTATGACTAACGAGAAAAAGATGAAATCTATGAAGAATCCTTATACTGATATATTAATAGAATTAGAGGCTGGATTATGGGAACATGATGTTCGTGTCGATGAAGGTATTACATCACCATATTCTTACAATGATGAAACATTCCGTGCTTGCCTCAAAATATTCATGAATGCAACCATGTGGAAACTATGGGAACACATGGAAAAAGAAACGGATAAAGCTAAAAGAATAGAGAAAGCTGAGAAAATAGGGAAAGCAATTCAAGAGCTTATAATTGAGTTCACGGGTATTGATACGCACGAACTTTACTGATAAGGAGGTTTATTATGAATGATTTATCAATCTTATTTTCTATGGAAGATAAAAGTGCAAGATGGGCGGCAGAAATGGAAAATGCAACTGCACGATATGAACTTGCTAAATTTGATGAACATTGTGCTTACTTAATTTCTCAACATGAGCCTATTGCATCTCTTGGTTTGGATCGTGAAAAATTGCGAGTCATTTTTAAATATCTAAAACATAGGAACTTAAATAGGTTAAACCGTGATATTAGCGAAACTATAGCGTTAGGGGGATTAATAAATAATGATACAGAAATCCGGTGCCCAAAATGCGGTGAAAATGAACCGGTGCTCTGCTGTGAGAATTGCGGGCATACATGGCCACGCACTGAGGAGATAAAAGATGCTGAAACTGAGACCAATAGAAGTTAGTCAGATGATGGCTGGTATAGGTGTTCACCCATTTTGGATAAAAATTCTTAAGAAATATGTGTTGGAGTTGGAGGATATCGCCTCCCAACCAGTCTATGCAGCGGACAGCAATCCCGATCCGTGCGAACATTTTATTGATCCAAACTTCTGCGGAGCTAAAAACGGCTTCCGCTGATTTAATCTTAGGGGATAAAATATGTTAAATAAACGAATCTGCATCATTTGTGAAGACCCTAAAGGATTTATTCCTAAACATTATCGAAATACAGTCTATTATAAAGCTAATCGTGGCTCATGCACCCGATGTAAGCGCCGGATGAGCGGAGGGTGGTTGTAGGCCAAGTGAGATGACGTTATGGCCGAGCAACACACCAGAGATGATTTATGATTAAAGCAATTTGTGGTAAATGTGGTCATGTTTTTATGGCTTGCGTTATCATGGGAATCACACAATGTCCCGAATGCGAAAGTAAGGACACGTATGTAGCTATTCAGGTCTCTACCCCTGAAATGGTATAAATATGAAATCAATTTCAAAAGAAGATTTACAAGAATTTTGTGACGACCATTGGGAATATATTGAACAGGTCATTCGCAATGAATATGATTCGGAAATTGCGCGGCCAGATGGTGAGGGTTTTGATCTTGATGCCTATTGCCGCAGAATATCTTAGACTATAAAACTGCTTTGGCTCACGGATTTAAACATGGGGTACAGTGGATCGAAAAACAGATAACCAGGTAGTCCACTTGACTGCAAGCAGCAAGTGACCGTCAATGTTAGGAGGCTTTTAAAAATGAAATTCTCACATCTTAAAGATAAGCCTGATTTTCAAAGAACTGTATGGGATATTATGGAAGATGCCCAGAATATACACCCTTATTATTGGTTGGGGTGGGATGGCTATGTGTTATTTGTATATTGGGTATAAAATTTCCCCTAACCAGTCAATGAACTTGACGGGCTACACTTGCGGGTATTGATAGCGTAATGGGTCGGTTCAAAGGCCACCAAAAGAGGCCATACCCGAAACTATCTGCCCGCAAGTTATCTCAACGTTCTTAGGAGGTGACTATGAAAACTTTTATTTTACATTGGAGAACAGGTAGACCAAACACAGTTCATGGTAATGATATAGCCGATGCTATGAATAAGGCTGGATATGGTCAAGGTGTGATTCCCGCTTTAGATTATTGGGAAGAGGTAAAACCCGAAAACGAACTAGACGTTGAAGTGGGACGGGCTGACACTGAGTCGATTTGCAAGTGTATCGGTAATTTTACGAATCGCTGTCCAATTCATGGTGGGTGGAAAAACTCGCCCGCCCCTTAACTTAATGTTAGGTTTTCCAGGAGGTTATTATTCCAAGTACAGAACGATTTCTATTTCAGGTAGCATATTTTCCGCTTGTAATTATTTTTATAGTTAGCTTGAATTAGTTGTTGACATTCTGCAACATTAAAAGATATGATGGAGGAAGGATGAAAAAGGATAAACGTGAGATGATTAACCGTGAATACAAAAAGGAGTTTGAACAGGCAGTCGGATTTAGTTCCGGCGGGGTTCTCACGACCCTATCCTTCCTGTTTAAGCTCCTTTTTTTGTTCAGGGGGACATTATGGAGAAACCGATAAAAAAATATTGGCAGACCGAGAAAGCCAAAGCAACACAGAAAAGATATAGGCAAAGTGAGGCTGGTAAAATAGTACAGAAAAGACATAGACAAACTGAAAAAGCCAAAGCCTCACAAAAGAGATATCTCCAAAGTGAAAAAGGGAAAGTAGCAATAAAAAAATACTTAGAAAGTAAAAAAGGTAAAGCAGCACATAAGAGAAATCGACAGACAGAAAAATATAAAATAGCGGTAAAAAGATATTGGGATAGTGAAAAAGGTAATATAATGAAAAAAAGAAGGGATATATCCAGTTCGATAAGAATTATGTTAAAAGGCAATAAACAAGGTAGACATTGGGAGGATTTAGTTGGGTATGAATTGAATGATTTAATTAAGAGACTTAAAAAGACCATTCCAAAAGGCTACACTTGGCAAGACTATTTAGATAGTAAACTTCATATAGATCATATAATCCCTGTATCAGTATTTAATTTCACAAAACCAGAGCATTTAGATTTCAAGAAGTGTTGGGCCTTAAAAAATTTACAACTTTTACCAGCTAAAGAGAACCTTGAAAAACATAATAAATTAGATAAACCTTTTCAACCTTGTTTAGGGTTTTAGACGTTCTGGTCAATGAATAATGACACAACTAACATATTTTTTGATAACCAGGAAACTTTTCGATTCGCCAATATGGAGAGGCAATCCTCATATTTTAAAGTTATTTATCTACCTTATTGGTAGAGCCAGATTCTTAGAGGAACCAAAGCGGTTTCAGGGATTTGATCTTAAACGTGGTGAGTTACTAACAAGTTTATCTGAGATAGCTGATGACAATGAATATCTTGTACAAGGAAGATATATTAAGAAATGGAGTCGTCAAAAGGTATCCAGGATGCTGACACACCTACAAAATAATGAATATATTGATCTCTTATCGGACACCTATGGGACACATATAAGTATAAGAAATTATGACCAATATCAATTACAAAAAAATTACAAGCGGACACCAGTGGAACACCAACGAGACACCAGTGGAACACCAGTGGGCATATATAAACAAGATAAGAATGATAAAAAAGATAAAAAGAAAGTTATAAAAGAAAAATATTCAGAATTTGTGTTTTTTACAAAGGAAGAAAAATTAAAGTTAGATGAAAGATATGGTTCTAAGGTTGAAGCTATGATTGAAGTTTTAAATAATTACATTGGTCAATCAGGTAAAGTATATAAATCACATTATCATGTTATGCTGGGATGGGTATCTAAAGAGGTTATAGGGGATATACCTTTAAAAGATCAACAATCAAATAACTTTATTTGTAAAATCTGTGGAAAAGAAAAAGATTCCTTACGTTTTGATAGAATTTGCGAGGATTGTAGAACCAAAAGACTGGACTAAGCTATGGAAGAAAGAATGAGCTATAAAGAATGGCTGAGACGTAATCCTAATAAGAGGAGGAACCCTATGATTGTGAATATAGAAACTTCAGGAGATATGGTACCACCTACTTTAGAGAGTGAGCTTGACCCTAATGTGCCGTATGAGGAGATAGATTTAGATTCGATTCCATTTTAGGAGGAATTATGGATAAATTAATTCGACAGGCAGAAAATGAAAAGTTTAATGTGTGGTGGTTAAAAGATGGATATGACTATGTACCTGAAACGGATGAGGAAGCGGACTGGATAAATGTAGTTAGATATTGGGCATGGAAAGCCTGGGAAAAAAGAGCATCCCATTAGCGTTATAAGGATAAATTATGAATGAAGTATATTTGAATACAGATAAAGAAATATGGAGGAAAATCCCGGAGGATTTTTATTCACCATCTATTCACGTTACCGAATTCGGGGGAATTGGAATAAATGTTGGAGGGTACGTATTGGTTGCTCCGGTAGAAAAATGGCACGAAGCTGGCGTTGAACATCTGACAGTGCCAGACCCAAACGACCTTATAACAAGTCGTTTCACGTTGACCCAAAAAGTTGCATCATTTTTTGGTAAATTGATAAATAGAGTTCGCTTTTGTGGCAAGTGAACTCTGCAATGGCAGGAGATGTGCTATGAAGAAAGCGAAGAATAAAGAATACCTGTTTTTTGTTGCAATGAAAGATTGTCTTTTCTGTGGCAAAACACCGGCAGGATACGTTCATCATATCCGATATGGCACGACATGCGGAGTTGGAACGAAGCCAGCCGATAAACGTTCTATTCCGTTGTGTTACGAGCACCATGATTTAGTGCATAACGATCCTCGCTTATTTCATTTAACAGTAACGAGAGAGGATATATGGAAAGCAATGTTTGAGCAATTACTTGAATGGTTGGAAAAATCCGACGTAGGGAAAGGACGAGAATTAAAATGTGATTTTTGTGGGAAAGATGTAGATGCTATTAGGTGTTATGATTGTATTTATGCTGGATAAACCCGACATCGGGGAAAGGAATGATATGATGCGTTATAAATTAGTGATAGTGCGAGATTGGAGAGAATGGTTTTGGGAATTACAGCAGAAAAATGGTCGTGTTGAAGTGAGTGGTAATATAGGATATTCAACCAAATCCAATGCAAGACGGGCTTTCTGGGCTCTGTTTAGCGAAATTAATCCCAATAAAATACAGGAGGTGTGATATGGAAACGACTGAAATACAAGCTACAGATTTAGTGAAATATGATGGACTTGCTTTGAGATGCCAGCGAAAACTTAATATTGAGGAGTTTCAGTATGTACTTGACCTGCTTTGGGATACATACGAACGATCACAGTTTTACATTGGTGATCTTTTAAATAATGCGGAAGCTATGTTGGGTGAGTCTTATTCTCAGTTGATTGATTGCGAAAAATATCGCCCCAAGACGTTAATGAATTTCAAATATGTGGCAAGTAATGTTTTGCCTGCTAGCCGATGGGACTCGCCGCGGAAGTTAAGCTTTAGTCACCATGCAGAAGTCGCCAAACTCGAACCAGGTTTACAATTCTCTTGGCTCCAGCAGGCTCATGAACAGCAAATGTCAGTATCAGAGCTTCGCAAGGCTATCAAGGGTGAGCCGGCGGAGAAAAAGCGTAAAACTATCGAGGTCGAGTGCGAAAACTGTGGACATAGGTTTAAATGGGAGGTGTGAAATGAAACTGGGAACTCAAATCAAGTTTACAGATGGTCGAGTTGGCACTATGGTTTACAATAGTCTTATTGGTGTAGGTATTAAGTGGGGGTTACATAACCCTGATCCTGCTGATTTTGAAGGTAGCGATGGCAACACGGTGACTGATGGTGCGCCCGATGATTGGGAGTGGGAACCAGAAGCATTACTTAGAGATCCTTGGGATGGATGTGAGGGATGTGGATTTACTAAAGAGCAATGTGTGGGGGAGGATTATGAAATTATCCGTTAAAGAACTAAAAACCTCTAACGACTTCAAGGAGTATAAAAGATGAACGAAATACAAGTAAAAAATGATGACATAAAATTACTATTATCACTCATTCCATCTTGGGCAAAGGAAGTACCGGAAGGGCTTGATCCAACTATGTACGGTACTGGAACCTATGATGGTGATTTAGAGATTAAACAAAAAGTAGATGAAATTAAGAGGAAAATAGGGCGCGTAAAAAAGCTAAAACCATGCCCATTTTGTGGCAGGCAGGCAACAATTGTTATGCACCCAGGCAATTGGGATGTTAAACCACCAATACAGGAAGGTGGTTGCCAAGGTCTTTGGTATGTTGGGTGTTCATATTCTTTCTTTGAAGGACTGGATGCTGAACCGATATGTGAAATTGTTCCATGTGCCAATTGGTATGCTGATTTAGACCGTGCAATTGAGGCATGGAACTGGAGAGCAAGGGAGGAGGAATGAGCCATGAAAACATATAAACGAGCACCTGACGACTCAACTCAATGGAAATGCCCTTGGGTAGACTGCGCCCACGGTATGTCGTTGGCTGGTAGTGGAATATGTTCTGCCCGCGGAGATTGGAAAAATCCTAAGTGTCCAGAATATATTTCAAATGATGATTACGAAGCACAACAGGAGTTGAAATATAAAGGGAAGTGATATGAAACAGCAAACCTTAGATATATTTCCAAAACCTAATATTCAACTTTGGCAGGGTGATTGTTTAGACCTAATGCTTGATATTGAAAATCAGAGCATTGACACAATTATCACTGACCCGCCTTATGCCCTTGAATTTATGGGCAAAGGCTGGGATAAGGTGCTTCCCGACGTCGGGGTATGGAAGGAATGTTTAAGGGTAGCCAAACCTGGGGCTATGATGCTGGTATTTGGCGGAGACAGAACACATCATAGATTGATGGTCAATATTGAAGATGCTGGTTGGGAGATCAGGACTTGTATTTACTGGCTTTTTGGGTCGGGGTTTCCGAAAAGTACAAATATTTCAAAGCAATTAGATAAGAGGAAAAGACGTGATTATGTATTAGCTGCAAGAAAATTAGGTTTATTACCTATAGATGCTAATAGAAGTTTTATTGATTGGACAAAAGAGGGGCATAGCCCAAGTGATAAGTATTGGAATGATTTTAAAACGTTAATTCCAAAAGAAGATTGGATAATAATTGAGCGTGAAGTGATAGGAAAAGAAACAAAGGCAAGAAGTATAAATAGTAATTTTGCACTTCCAACTTGTGGTGATGAGATAAAATATAAGTCATGGGATATTACTACTTCTGCCACTTCCGAAGCTCAACTCTGGGACGGCTGGGGGACTGCCCTAAAGCCTGCTGCTGAAATTATTTGCGTAGCCATGAAAACCCTTGATGGTACGTTTTGTGAGAATGCCTTAAAGTGGAAAGTAGCTGGATTGAATATAGATGGGGGAAGGGTGACTACTGATGATAAGACACAAAGAATTAATAAAGGAGTTGAATGGGGCGATAGGAAGGATGAATATTATCAAGACAGAAAACCTGAATTATTTGGATCATCTAAAGGTCGTTTCCCTGCCAATGTAATCCATGACGGAAGTGATGAAGTGGTGGGATTGTTTCCTGAGACGAAGAGTGGAAAAGGTACTCGTAAACGAGCTACACCACATGCTGGAGGACATGGTAAGACAATGGGGCATGGATGGAATGGGGAAATAATTGAGATTGGTCATGGCGACTCCGGTTCTGTCGCCCGCTTTTTCTACTGTGCTAAAGCGTCAAAGGCCGAACGTGGTGAAGGTAACAATCACCCAACAGTCAAACCTCTCAAGCTCATGGAATATCTATGCAAGTTAACCATGACACCGACAGGCGGGGTAGTACTTGACCCTTTCATGGGTTCAGGCACGACAGGGATAGCTTGTTGCAACCTAAATCGCAATTTTATAGGCATCGAGAAAGACCCTGAATATTTTAAGATAGCTAAGAGTAGATTAGACATCTAATATAGTAATGTGCATATAATGCACCTTGGAAAGAACGTGTCCACAATATGGACATATTATTGAAACGTGTCCAATTGTCGAGTAAATGTTGACAATGTTAAACAAAAGTGTATTATACAAAAGTGTTGTATTAATACATACAAAGGAATAAACATATATGGATTTAATCTATTTTGGCATATTAGGAATGATAGCCGTTCAGGGATCTACACTTTGCCAGATTGTAAAGTTTATCCGTGTGAAAAAAACGGCTGGAGTTTCAATAGGATTCTGGTGGGTGATACTAAGCGGTTTAAGTTGTTATTTAGTTTACTCAATATATATTCATGACTGGCTGTATATTTGTTCTAACACTTTGGGAATTGTATTGTCTGGAATTTCTATTATGCTTTATTATTACTACAGAAAATTAGAAAAGAGGTTAGATGGGAAATAATACTTACAAAAAGAGGCATAAAGAGCAAGGGCTTTGTGTTGACTGTAGCAGGCTAGCTATTTTAGGTGAGACCCGATGTGCTACTCATAATTATAATATCAATATGCAAAACAAGAGATCGTATTATAAATATCATGGAATACGCTTAGTGAAAAATGAAATTAGAAGACAACGATATATAGAGGAAGGCAGATGTCCGATATGCAGTGCCCCTTTAGACCCTAAAGTGGACGAAGGGCATGTTGACTGTATTAATTGTCGTATGTATATTCATAAACCACAAGGAGTTTATTATGAAATTACTAACAAAAGCATTGACTGAAAATCACAACTTGTTCTTTATTGGGGACTTACATCTTGGAACTATCCTGCATCACAAAGATGGTTTTAAGGAATTCATTGATACATTTCAAAGTCCCTATGAGGGTTTACAGCCTGCTAATAATTGGGCAATTAATATGGGTGATAATATTGAGGCTATTATGATGGATGACCCACGCTATAGTCCTGATACTACTGACCAGCCATTTCCCCTACAGCAAATAGAGGATATCGTGACATTGTTATGGCCTATTAAATCTAAGTTATTGACTATATTAACAGGCAATCATGAAATGAAGTTATGGCGGTTCGGAAATATTACTCGAATAATTTGCGATAAGTTAAGTGTACCTTATGGGACATATACAAGCAAAATAACCATCACAAATCAGAAAGACACCCTACTTTATAAGGTGTTCGCTACTCATGGACGAAAGTCTATCACAAGCACGGCTGATGATCCAAAGCGTAGGCTGGTTAATCAACGGCTAATACTCAAAAGACACTTGAAATTCAAGGCAGGCGATGCGGTCATAATGGCTAAGGGCCACTCTCATAAGTTGATAGTTTGTGACCCAGAACCAGAACTGTACTTAGTTGATGATGGTAAGAAAATTAAACAAAAATATATCACCAGTAGTCAAAATGCAGAGTATATACACCCTGACCATAAATGGTATATCTCAACTGGTAGCTTTTTAAAGCTATATGGTCACGACGGTGTGAGCGGGTATGCTGAAATTGCAGAGTATGACCCTCTAGAGTTAGGTTATTGTGTAGCGCTGGTGCGAAATGGCAGTATTCAGGAGATACAAAGGAAAGTTTTATAATACTTATTAAATATGATAAGGAAATGAAATGGAGGATAAAATGTTATCACCAACTATAAGGAAATCCCTAAAAGTTTAGAGGGGGTAACTATGAAGGCGGACACGATAACTACAGAATGGTTATAAACCTTAAAGGAGAATCAATATGAAAAAATTTGGCCCTAAAACAAAAGAGCACCCATCTATTGGAAAATTATGTCCAGCTTGTCAAAAACCATTTGCTGTAGGGGATTACACAACATTAATTACATACGGGCCTGGCGACGATTCTGATGCTCAACGTAAAGCTCAAAATGGTCAAGCCTATAATGCTGTTGCTGCTGAAGTCCATTTTTCATGCGCCGGCGGTTTATAACCCACCACTGCACCCGACGCCGAAAGTGCGCGGGTGAGTTCAACGTTAGGGGGTTAGCTTAATTGGTTAGAGCAATGTCCGCTATTGTGTGTTAAAGACTTAGATGCATTTTTGTATCAATAATAGTTGTTGCGCAATATGACTATGTTGCAGGTTCGAATCCTGCACCCCCTAACCAGCACATACACCAGACCTGTTAGGGCTTGCGCCTTTCCAGGCAGGTGATTAGAGCATTAAAATCTTTAGGGAGGTGTTATGGGATATATAAAAGACATGTATGGAGAGCGAGGCCCTGAGTTTATAAGTGGGTTCCTTGCTGCAATTGACACTTATGCGGTACACCTTAATGGAAAAAGGTGGATAGGGTTACCAGAAAAGGAAGCTAAAAATGCAATGGTATCTGCAATTAAAGAGTTAGGAGGTGATCCAGCAAAATATATGGGCAACTTTTAACCATCAGTTCGAGCAGGCAAGCTGCTCAATTGCACGTTAGATTTTAAAGGAGCAATTATGACAGATAAAAAAAATAAATCAGGCTTGAAACCAATATGTGAAGGAATCGCCGTATTTTTTATATTTCTTGGTATTGCAGTAGTGTTTTTTGTTATTGGCTGGTGTTCGATGAAATTTCCAGGGTTAAATTAATATTAAAATCTAAAAAAGACATAAGCAAATAAAAAGCGGGCGACACACATTGTGAAAGTAATTTACCACATATATCTTGTATTAATGAATTTTTAAACAACAAAAGAACGTTTAAAACAACACAGTCGGAAAAAAGGAGAACAATTATGGGAACAAGGAAAAGTTACGACGAAACTTGTGAGGAATGCCTAACAGAAATGTTTCGACGAGTTGGAGCTAAATATCCGTGGCCTGGATTAACCAGATATAAAAGTTGGTTTACTCGTAGAACATGGACAGAAGTAGAGGAAGAAGATTTCCGGCAATGGATGTATAATCATCTGAAAAAACGTTATGGCTGGAACAAGGAAAAGTTAGATCGAGAAATTAGTATGTTTCTTTTAATGTGGGGGTGGAAAACGAAAAATGAAAATTAAAGATTTAAAACATGGTGGTGTTTTGAGGGGCGTTAAGTTTTTACATCCAGATACCGGAGAGGTTTGTATTTGGCAGTCTACATGGAGCTATCCTGACGGCGGGGCTGGCGTTTGGTACAAAAAGGATGTAAACAGTACGCAACTATTTGCAATAACTCTAGATAAGATTGAAGACTCTTTAGAGCTTGAAGTTTGTTAGGGGGTTATTATGAAAGAAAAAGTCGGTAAAATAGAGTTTAACAGACAAGATACATGGCTGGCGAGACGGACAATAGATGGAACTCAGACACCAATTTTCACACCTCAAATCTCATGGATGTTTGACCCTAACGGGGCAGCACTGATAGAACTTATTGAAAATGGTTATATACTAACCACGTTTAAACAAGACAGCAAGGGTGACTATCGCCCTCTTAGGCGGTTTGTGAAAACGGAAGATCGGAACCTTATTTGGTCGATGTTTACACACTATAAAAAAGAGAAATAATGGCACTTAGAAGCATACCACCAAGAACCCCTCTGAGAGATAAGTATCCTGTGGATGGTGGTCCGGCTCCGGTACGGAAACAGAGGTAAGAGGTTTATTATACTCGAAAGCCTGCCAAGACCATTATGCCTACACCTATAAAGATCTCTGTGGACGAGGTGCAACTTGACTTGTTCGAGGAAGGCAAAGGGTTGAAAGTAATAGGGGATTTCCCAGGCATTGAATGTATAGATGATTTAGTTGTGCAGATTTTTGAGGGTAAACTGACAATAATTACAATGCCGAAGTCGGAAAGGAAGTATCAGGCGCTTGCTGAAATTGCTGAAGGCCTAGTGGTAAAAAGTAAGGAAATAAGGAACGGTGTAATGACGTTAATTTTAGGGGGATAAAATGGAAATCACAATGAAATTTACAGATGAAGAAGGTAGAAGATTAAAGTGGCTTTTAAGAAAAAAGTATAATAGTAAGTCTCGTTTATTACAACTTGCAAAAAGAGCAATTCGTGAAGTTGCTGCAATAGAAGCTAAAACTATCGTGGAGGAGATTATAAAATGAATCTCTTTAAAAGAAAAGAACGAAAAAGACAAGAGGAAATAAATGGTATGATTCTGCTATGGAATCTCGCTGGAATAAACGGGGTAAAACAATGTCGGTCATTGATATATTTACATTTTCTTGCTCTAACTGCGGAGGTTTAATACCAGATAGGGACTTAGAGCAATTAGCTATGATTAGGGTAGAGGGGAGTAAGCTACAAATCATTTGCCCTGATTGTATAGAACGGGAAACCAAAGATAAGGAAGTCAACAAGCGTAGGCAGAGTATGGTTGTGTTGACTACTGTATGAAAAGTGAGCGAACAGGGGAAATAATCCCCCATAACTGCACTTAGGAGGAAATATTATGGCTATGATTTAGAAACTACTTCGATTTGATTACTTTGAGTTATGAAACAGAAGTTTATTTAAACCATTCCTTTGTGAAAGGAGTATAAAATGGATTATAAGAGAGCACCTGATGACTCAACTCGATGGAAATGCCCGTGGATAGATTGCGCTCATGGCATGTCGTTGGCTGGTAGTGGAATATGTTCTGCCCGTGGAGACTGGACACGGGCTAAATGCCCAGAATATATCTCAAATGACGACTATGAGGCACAACAGGAGTTGAGATATAAGGAGGTATGATGATGAACAAAGAAAAGAATTGCCTTAACTGTTTTCATGAACCTAAGTGGGGGGAATGGAGAGGGACAGAGTACAGACGGCAGGTTGGAAAATGTAGATTTAAAGTAAAACTACCTGTATTACCAGCCGTATATTCTATTTTCGCAAAACCTATCATAAAATATTCAGATGATTCCGGTACTATAACACAATGTAAAGTATGGTGCCCAAAATGAGAAACTTACAATCGTTTTTTATCCCCTTCACTCTGCCTTCTCTTAATGAGATAATCTCAGCGGCTAAATCAGGTCGGGGCAAGGGCAATGCCTATGCCAGGATGAAAAAGAAATACACTGATGATATCTATTGGTGCATTAAAGAGGCTAGGTTGAAGCCTATGGAAAAGGCTACCATTTTGTTTTACTGGAAAGAAAAAAATAAGCGCAATAACCCCGACAACATAATTGTTGGAAAAAAATTCATTCTGGATTCGCTTGTCAATGCTGGTATTTTAAAGAACGACGGATGGAGCGAAGTAATTGGTTTTGCTGACAAATGGGCTGTTTCTAATGAAATTGGGGTTCTTGTTGAAATGTATGAAACTTAAAAACCCCCTGAACCGAAGTCCAGAGGGTCGGTGAGCATCTATTTTGGGTTTATGCTCTTATTTTATATTGTTATGCCTCTCACTAGCCGCTTGACATAAACCAACCACAAATATACCCAAGCATATTCCGATAAAAATTCCAATACCTAAAAATATCCAATTTTCCATTATGCCTCCTTTCTAATTTTATTATTGAGCCAAATTATTTGTTCCATGAATTCATCAGATCCTTCTATCATGTACTCTGTGAGAATCTTTAATTCCCACTGAAACCGCTCTTTTTTTGTCATTTCAATATCCCCCTGTATAGCTTTTTTGCAATCTCGTTCTCGCTCAGATCGACACATATTGAGCAAACTAAGGCCGTGAATTGCAACGGTTCCTTTATAGTTACCTTCCAGGTAGCCTGATGGTGATTGCATACTTGGCACTCTAAATGTTGTGGTGAAAACTCCCAAACTAATTTTTCAATTTTCATTTCTTTAACTCCTCCTCAACTTGTTCTAATATTTTTTGCATCAAAACCACCTAAATAAAAACCGCTTAATATAAAATCGTTATTATTAAGCCCACAAAGTTCAAATTCTTCGATTATAGCTTTGTCAATATCAACCTTCATTCCGTTTTCATAAAACTCTATTTGTTCAAGTCGAACCATATTGACTTTAGCTCTTTCATCAGATAGCCACTTAATGTATTCAATTGCAATTTTCATTTTTCACCTCCCTCTCCCGACGTCGGGAACATTATTTTAGTTAGCAATCCAGCTATGGCAAAGCATACCATAGCAGCCAGGGCCAGTATTATATTGATTGCGATTAGTGGCATAACTTATACCTCCTTTCTAAGCCATTCTGCGACTTTCTCAGGTGATCCCCAGCATGGTGCTGGAGCATTGTTGTATAAATAAGATACAAAGGCTGGTAGATTTCTCAAGTTCTCTTCATCTGCTCTATGACAGGCTTCGGTTAGGTTGTTTTCCAAAATTGCGGTGAGAAACCTTTCTATTGGAACCCTACCATGAATATATGCTTGGATACTTCTCATCATTCGTTCAGGGATATAAAACTCTTGAAATCTATACATAATTACACCTCCTGATTAACTGAGAATGCTAAAATAATACAATCATAACAAATGGTGTTGCCACCACTGTAATTCCCACAAAATCTACAGACATGTCCTGGTTTACCATGTTCTTTGGCCTGTTTTCTGGTGCGGAATGGCCCAGCAATAGGATTTTTCCTTTTATCGAAAGCATAGAATGTTTGTGATCCTGCCATAGCTTGTTACCTCCCTTTTACTTAGCTTATTAGTTTAATAACGTCTTTTGTTGCATACCGGCCGGCATTGTTCAAGTGTCGTTGCCATGCCATGTTATAGGGTGACCATTTAAAGCCAGCTTGTTTCAAGATAGTTCTGGTTTCAAAGTCCGGTTTACCATCAAATATAAACTGTATCCGGTTTTCGTTGGCATTTTCGACTATCTTGAAATTATCATATTCAATTTCTTTGGTTTCCTGGGTCTCTGTAAGTTTAAGGCTTTCGATTCTTTGTTTCATACGCCGGATGTTGGCGTTGTTATTAATTAGTTCGTAACTTGGGAAGCCCACCCGCCCGCAAAAGTCAGGTTCAAGAAGTTTATGCACCGTGGCATCTTTAAAGCCATAATCTGCAATAATTCTTTCTGTTTTGTCGTATTGAGACAGCTTTTTGTTTTTGATGATTTTATTAATGGCCTTCATGGTTGCTTGGTATTTTTCGGCTTTCTCGATTTTAGCTTGTAGCTTCTGAGTGGCTTCGGGATCATCTGAACTGATAGAACTATTACTTTCGGCTGCTTCCGCTTTCTCTTGGTAGCTTTGAGCTTTATTGCCTTCCTCAATAGCCTTACCGAATTTGTTATGTATCCGATTTCTAAAGTTACAATCCCTTTTTTCAGAGTGGTGACCGACTAAAATAGGTTGACCGAAAGGGATAGCTGAGGCCATTTTCTGGGCGCTATCATATAAGTTATCAGATATAGTTTTTGATTTACTGGCTTTCTCCTTTAGCCTGTCAATCCGTGCTTGCTTTCTCTCCTCATAGTTTGCTTGTGGCATGTTCTACCTCCCATTAAATGTTATTATTAGGCCATATCAAGGTCGCTTTTTCCCAATGTTCACATGTTTCATTTTCATGTACATCTTTTTTATGTAATTCACACCACCCCCATTGCCCGAGGGGATCTAACTCATGATGCCTGTCGCTTTCATGGTCGCAAGTCTCACATGTTTTTTTCATTTTCTCTGCTTTTTCGATGTTTATCATCTCAAATCCTCCCTTTAAAGTGTTATAGTTCGACCAAACCTAATTTTTTAGCTATCCACCAACAGTCAGAGCATACATTTGTCGGATCGTCTGGATCAGCTTCTATCATCCAGTCAATTTGATTTCGTAAAGTAGCCATAGAATGTATGTTGGCATCTTTTGTCAAATGACGTTGTTCTTTTTTCGTCAAAACTCTTTTAGCTAATTTAGTTCTTATCATGTCCCTACCTCCCGTTAAATTGTCATTAGATGTCTAAGGGTAGTGGCAAATTGCCCCGTCCCTTTTAACAGGATTTCCAACGACCAAGCGCAAAATGCCCATCAGGATTATGCCAACTCTCTCTATAGGCAATAGGATAATCATCTCCGGCTGCCACTAATGTAATTTGACACATTGCGGGCGCATGTTGTGTCGCTTCACGCTTTGCGCCTGTTTTAGTTTTGGCAACCAAGGAAATAATATTAACTGCCCCATTACTGTCCGTGTATCTTGCTTCGTAATCCATGTCAACCTCCCTTTAAAAGATTAATATTGCTTGTGTAGAATAAACTTTATATCCTTTTTTGATAGCTTGGTTTATTGCTTGTTCCTGGGATTTCGCAAAGGTGCGTTTAAATCCCTTATCGGTCTTTATTAGATACCATTGGAAGCGTTCGGGATGTAAGTATTTCTCAGGTTGCATGTGATAAGCTCCTTTATTTTGATTTGAGTGTATAATTTTAATTTTATATGTGTCAAGGCCAGCTAAGCCCAGTGACGAGCGATTAGAGCAGGTCAAAGTCCTGATAGCCTTATAAATAGGTAAATCAAATATTACAAACTCGCTCGCTCGAAGCTCAGGTTGATTATTCGTCGATTTACTACGATTTGTGAAAAAGGAAGTGAAGTCGTGACAAATCGCACGGGAAGTCCTTGACATTAATGAACTCATGAGGATTCCTCGGAACTTCAAATCGATTTGTGAAAAAAAGTCCTTGACATTTATAGATATTTGATATAAGATCATAACTATTGGAGGGATGTTATGAGCATAAGAGATGTTGAGGCCAAGATTGAAAGTTTAGAGAAAAGGGTTGACTTTCTGCACGAAAAGTTGGAAAAATTGATTGAAAGTTTAGGAAAAAGGGTTGAGGAGCTTGAAAACACCTTAGGGAGGGGTAAACGGTTGCCGGATGTTCCTGTTCGGTAATATTTATGCTAAAAAGCCTCGTAAAAGACAGAATGTTACTGGTAGGGAACTTATGGAGGGGTAAACAATGCAATGTCCACTATGCAAGTCTGATATATCAGTATATGAGGTGATCAAATTCAATGGGGAGCCAGCTGAATGGTGCGGGGCATGCAGGCAACCAAAGAAGGGGCATGATGTAAGGATATACGCTGATACGAAAGAGGAAGTTTTGAGCGTTTGGGAGAAAATTAGGTTAAGTTATATGTATACAGAGGAGACAACATGACCATCAAAAAAGAAAAAGTATCATATTTAGCAGAACAATCTATGCGCTCCGATATGTTAGATGTTGAAGGCATGTTGCAGATAGCTATCAAGGAGCTAAGGGAAGATAACACTGGCTTAGATAGTTCACAAAAAGCGATCCTTATTATTTTAGATGATCAAGACGAAAGGCTTGATTGGACGGCTTATAATGCTAATATGAAACCAAGTGAGATAATCTCGTTACTTGCAATTGTTAATCAGGGGTTTATAGCAGGCTTACAGGAAGAGGAATGAAGAAAGGAGATATAATATGAAAGATTGGACTACATCGAAAACTGGACATACAAATAGTTCTGAAAAATATAATGATATTGTTGATGAGGTAGAAAGACTTATTTATGATTCTGCTCACGATATTATTCATGGTAATATCAATCAACTATCACGTTTAATTGTTTCGCAATTAGCGCATAAACATAACATGGTGCCCTATAACCCATCATTAATACGTTTAGTTGTTTGTGGGTTCTGGTGTTGTGTGAATTATGTTAAATGTTTGCTTTATGGTCATATTCTCGATCATTATATCGGTAAAAGATCACTTGAATATTATGGTCAATGTTTAGTATGTGGTAAACGATTGAAAAATAAAAAGGAGAAATAAATGAGAGCAAGATTAAAATACAGACTATCAGCATTGGAAAGAATACCATTCTGTGACATTGAAGTCTTTGAAGATTCATCTGAGGATGGGATAATCCCTAAACCACGCCTAATGGATTTTGCATCTGGGGAGACATTCGCAGAAGCAAGGGAGAAAGCGATAGCGATGGTTCGTGGTGCACTTTTGAGACGCAGAGATCAGTCTTTAGAAATTCCTCCATCGGAAGAGATAGAGTTGGAGGTTTGATCTGATAGTGGCTAACATAGAAAAAGAATAAGGAGATATAAATATGACAGATCGAATAGATGCATTGACGGTAGTTATTAGAGATACAAGGGATGATGATATTGAGCCTCTTATTACAGCGATTAAAATGTTGAAAAGAGTAATATCAGTTAGCCCTCATGTTAGCAAACATGAAACCTATATAGCTCGTGAGCAATTGAAAATGGAATTGAAGGATAAGCTATATAAAATAGTTGATGAATTATGATAAACTTAAAGATTAAAAGAAAACTATTAAAGGAGATATAAGATGTCAGACAAAGAAATACAGGATATGCAGACAATATGTGATATACTTGACAAGCATGATGAGGACACGAGGGCGAGGATTCTAATGTGGCTAATTGGTAAGTTTAGGCCGGAAAAGAGGATCTCCGTGCCTATAATGAAACCGTCAAAGAGTATAAATTAGGAGGTTAACATGGATACACATGAATTAAGACTTGCAGCATGTCAAGAAGCAAGGGTTAAGTTAATGGAGAGATTTGATGGGGAGTGTCGCATTTATATATGGTCAGGTAGGGTACCCAGTCCTCCAACTGATAAAGAAATTGAAGAGGAGGCAAATAAAATATATGCTTTTCTAACTAAGTAGAGGTATTGATATGTCAAATTCAAGTAATTCTGGTATTGGGGTTACTGGACTTTTAACCTGTATCTTTATCACGTTGAAACTTACAGATATGATTCAATGGTCTTGGTGGTGGGTATTGTCCCCTATTTGGATTGTAACAGTTATTGTAATTTTTCTATTATTAATTACTCCCTGGATATATCGTTGATATGGCTAATATAATGAAAGAGGATATGACCGACAAGAGCAAAAAGTACGACAGTTGAAGCTACGATCTTCCCCATTATGTGCGAAGTGTGACGCTCCGGCTGTACTTGTGCATCATATTAAGCCGATTAAGACGCATCCTGAGTTACGGTTAGCTTGGGATAATCTTGAAAGTTGCTGTCTCAAATGTCATAATATTATACATAAGGGTGAAAGGTGGGAGGGGGGGGGGGGGTTTTCGGGGTTTGCCCCAAAAAAGGGTAAAT